GACCTAGGAATCGCTCGGTCGTGATGGAGCTGGAGCACACCTCGCCTCTAGTCCTCGCCTCCGGCATCTCTCGCTCGACCGACGAGATGGAGGTGCCGAGCCGAGCCATCGTGACGTGGAATCATTCGCAGTCTGTTCGCGTCAGGGGAAAGACCACGACGCAGCAGAAGGCAATCACCGCCTACGCCGACGTGGATGCTGGCGCTCATTCCTCCATCGGTCGCAGGGGATTCCGAGTTGCGACCTACCACCAAGAGGATGATCTAGGCACCTCTACTGCCTTGGCACAGCAGATGGCCAAGAAGTACCTGGACGAGGAGGACGAGGTCAGCATCACGTGGACTGTCCCCTGCCGATGGTTCCCCATTCGCGCCGGACAGTGCATCAGCTGGCTGGCGCCTGATGCCGATGCATATCGCAAGTGCCTCGTCACCAGAGTGGAGCGCGACCTGACCACGTTCACGCAGACGCTGACACTGAGGGAGGTCTAATGGACACAGGCAAGCTGTTCTCCGAGCTGGTCAACCGACAGGCCGACCAGTCTGGCGGCATCCTCACCGGCACCGCTGTCTCGGACTCCGTCGACGGCACGGTCATGGTGCAGATGGATGGCTCCGTGGTCGCGCAGCCTGGCGAGGACGAGGTCACGCTCACTGTCTCTGCAGATGACTTCGTCAATGGCTCCTACGTGCTGCCATCCGTCCCCTACGCAGGCTCGCTGACCATCAGCGACTCTGGAGGCAACGAGCTGGAGGAGCAGGACTACGAGCTGGACGGCGCTAGGCTCACCATTTTCGCTCTCTCGTCCTCTCCCATTGACATCGCCTACCAGACGCAGGTGCAGCAGCAGATAACCAACGATGACTTCGATGGTGACCGCTACTCGCTGGCCTCTGTGACCAACCTGTCTGTCGAGGAGATGGACTCCGATGGCAGCTGGTCTCCTGCGACCTACACGCTCGACGGCAACATCATGACCATCGCTGGCATCGAGCATCAGGCTGGCATCGTAGAGTTTTCGTACATCTACGATGTCTCGCAGGTGTGCGAGCCGGGCGAGAACGTGCTCCCCGACTCCCCTGACGAGGTCTCGGTGCTGGGCCGCAACTCCTCTGGCGTTGACGTGGTGGTCACGGACTACGTGCTCGACGGCAACGTCATCACGCTACCTTCCACCTACGATGCCTACACCGTCGACTACCCTGTCACTACTACGGAGACTTGGAACGTCAGCGACCAGTACCAGGAAGAGCCCTTGGAGGACTCGGACGATGCAGCTGATCCTGCCATCGTCACCATCGGCCACAATCTCCAGTGGCCTCCGGCCTCCGTGGTCTCCTGCACCATCGACGGAGTTGCAGCCACCTACACGCTGGATGACGTGAACGTGGTGGTGGATGCCCCTGAAGTTGCCGAGCGCTGGTTCCGCCTCACCTACGACGTTCCGGTCTCGCTGCAGGTTCCCGCCTCCGTGTTCGCCACGGGCGCATTCACCTTGCCCAGCATCCCTCTCGGCTCGGTCAGCACTGTCCGCGCCGGAGTGGTGCTGGAGAACGTGGTGGACGATGACCAGCTGACCATCGCCTCTCTGGTCGTGGACTCCCCCACCTACTCCATCGCCTACACGGAGCAGGTGGAGCAGGATGCAGTCGAGCTGCCTTGCACGCCTTACGTGGCAGAGGGCCAGTTCGTGGAAATCGCAGTGGTCAACGGCATGCCCACGGTCATCGGCGCATCCGGCTCTGGTGACGTGACCATGACGCTTGCAGGTGATGCGGCAGACGCAGCGGCAGCGGCAGAGGAGGCGGCAGCGGCAGCGCAAGAGGTGGCAGAGGCCACGGGCCAGCACGTTTGGGACTACACGGACGGACTGCACGTGACGCAGGCCGAAAAGGATGCGTTTCTTCAGACTCCCACAGGCCGCAACATCCTCATGAACGCGCTAGGCATCCTAATCCGCGACGCCTTGCAGTACCGCACCGTGGTTCACGACGAGGGCCTTACCGTTTACGACGGGCAAGGCAACGCAGCGTCTAACGTGGTGGCCAACATCCTAAGAGACCTAATCACACTCGGGTACGCAGACGAAAGCCACGCAGAGATTGACTATCACTCCTTGCAGCTAATCGACAAAGAGGGTAGCGCCTACTTTCACGTTTCCGACCTACGCGATCATGACGGGCTAGCAACCGTCACGGAGACGGACGAGGGGGACGGCACCAGCACCTACTTCGGTACGCACATGCGCGTGAGCGCAATTGTCAGCGCGACGGTTAACGGTGTTGAATCCGCTTGCACTGCGCAGACGTCAGGGGTGAGGTTTGACGATGCGCCGACCGCTGGCGCAACAGTCGTAATCACCTACAAGACCGCAGACCAAGACGCTAAGGCATACACGCTCGGCACGAGAGCGAGCGGAACGGCAATAGGCCCGATGAGCGTAGCGGAGGGCTACGACACGGAATCCTCCGGCTTTTATAGCCACTCCGAGGGCGAAACCACCAGAGCGACGGCAGAAGCAGCCCATGCCGAGGGCATGGAAGCCATTGCAGATGGTGTTGCATCCCATGCAGAGGGATTGGCGGCTCATGCCGCAGGCTTTGCCGCGCATGCCCAGAACGAAGGCACCATCGCTGCTGGCGACCACCAGACCGCGCTCGGCAAGTACAACGTCGAGGACGCGAACGACACTTACGCGGTAATCGTAGGCAACGGCACATCGAACACGGCACGCTCCAACGCGCTAACCGTCGATTGGAACGGCAATGTAAGCGCCGCGGGCGACGTGAGTGCCACGGGCGGCACGTTCACCGGCGCCGTGAGCGCCGACAGTGCAACGCTAGCAAACCCACTACCAAAGGCATCGGGCGGCACGGGCCACACGCGCGGCCTGCATTGGCAGGGCCAAGGAAGCACCAGCGGCACCGGCACCGTCACCGTTGACCTCGCAAATTGGGACGAGGTGTGTATCGTCGCGACGGCAAACGGGAAGTTGGTTACCGCAGTTGTTCCCACGAACGTGCTTACCTCCAGCACGCAGGAGCTTTGGCTCGGCGGCGGCAAATCAGCAAATGGTGTTGCCAACGCAGGCAACCTCCGCGCGGTGGTGAACATCAGCCTTACGCAAGTCACCGGCGTTGACTTCGCGGAAGGCAGCACGAACAGGACAAGCAGCGCACGCTGGCGCGTGTATGCGAGATAGGAGGTAGCAATGGGCGTGTTCATTAAGCCTATTACCGACAATCCAACTGCGCAGGTGGCTATTGCTGCCGTGCTCATCCTAATCGCTCTGGACGTGGTAGCAGGCTTCACGGGGGCCGCAATCACCCACCAGATTTCAAGCAAGAAGATGCGTGAGGGCATCCTTCACAAGTTCACGGAGCTTGTCCTTGTGGTGCTCGCAACCGTCATTGACGGTGCTCTCATGGGCGGCTTCGACATTCTGGGCGGCTCCCCCATCCTTCTTGTGACCTGCGGCTATATCGCAGTGATGGAAGTGAGCTCAATTCTGGAAATCGTGGGGAAGTACAACCCCGACCTGACGGACAAGGGGCTTCTTTCCATCTTCGACCATGGGAGCAAGTAATGCTCTACGCGACCAAGCTCGACGAATGCCGAGACCCTTCGGACTACATGTACGTGGCCTGCAAGGTGTGGTCTGTCGGCTACAGCCAGCCAGACAGGCAGGACATCTACGATGGAGGCGAGACTGACTGCTCCGCTCTGGTGAGCTGGGCAACTCGCAAGGCGCTGGGCCTCACCGTGCAGCAGCTGCCATGGTTCTCGACCTACTCGGAGCTGGCTGCTCTGGGCGCTCACGGATTCAAGCAGCTGAGGCCATCCCAGACGGAGCCGATGCGCAACGACGTGCTGTGGAAGCATGGCCACACCGCCTACTACATCGGCGATGGCATGATTGCGCAGGCATCGAGGGACGAAAACCACAGCGATGGCTGGAACGGCTCGAAGCCCGGAGACCAGGATGGCTGGGAGACAAACCTTGCCCCATATCGAGCAGACAGCTGGGAGCTGATCCTGCGCAACGCCGACCTTGCGGCACTGGGACAGCTCATCGAGAACGGACAGGAGGCAGAGATGGCGCTCATCATCAAGCCAAACCACACCACGACGCACTACTACTTCGATGGCCACGACCTTCACGCCATCGGCAGGCAGTCTGAGATGGATGCCATCAAGAAGGCCTATCGCGCTGTCGGCCAGGAGCTGAAGGTCAGCTACTGGAAGAAGGACGAATTCACCGCGCTCCAGACCATGCTCGGTCGGCGCTCCTAGGCATCCCGTCCTGGCAGGCTCCGACCCACATCATCCTCTCGCCTAATCCTCCCAAGGCGCATCCGTTGCTCTCAGCGGAAGCCATGGCCAGGACTGATGCAGCCCCTCGCCCCACGTGGGCGGGGGGCTTTTTTCTTTAGCTCGGCAGGTAGAAGCGCACCTTCGGCCAGCCACCATCGGCGATTCCCTCGCAGACGCATTCCACGTCTACGGGGGCCTTCGCCGCCAGCTGCTCGTTGAGCCAGTCGCTGTAGGTGCAGCCGATGGGCTTCAGGCCCTTCCAGAACGCCGCGTCGACCTGCTCCACGGCGCCGGTGTAGGCGCTCTTCAGCTTGGCCTTCCTCACCTTGTAGCGCAGCGTGAACCGCTGGCCCTTCCTCACGTTGAGCTTGCCGAACACGTAGAGCTGGTAGCTCTTGTCCGTGCGCACCTCGACCTTCCTGTCGAACAGTCCCATGGTCCCCTCCTAGATCGCGTTGCCTATGAGCTCGGACGCGGCCGCCTTGGCGCTTGCGTCAGGGCTCGCGTATATGTCCAGCGTCATGGCGGCGCTGGAATGTCCCAGGATGCTCTGGAGCGTCTTCACGTCCATGCCGGCCGCCACGCACTGGGTGGCGAAGGTGTGCCTGAGGTCGTGGAGCGTGGGCTTGCGGCCGTCCCTTCCCCTGAGCTCCGTGAGCTCGCAGAACGACGACCACCTGTCCCCGATGCTGCGGCCCGTGGGCATCCGCTCTCCCCGCGTCAGGACCCACGCCCACGATGGCGCGCCGTCCGTCCAGCGGCCAAGAACGTCCGCCAGCACCTCGCAGATGGGGAAGTCGCGCGTGCGCTTGTTCTTGGTCGGCGCCACGTAGCTGTGGCCGTTGGAGCACGCTATGGCGCGCCTCACCCATCCCACGCGGCCGTTCAGGTCGATGTCCGAGACCTTCAGGCCACACGCCTCCTCCGACCTGAGCCCGGCGAACAGGCACAGGTGCACGCCCACGACCCACGGGCTGAGCCGCAGCGACGGCAGGAGGCTCTTCAGGCGCTCCAGCTCCTCGCCCACGACGGGGTTCTGCTGCTGCGGGGCCTTGCGGGGGCGCGGCACGGAGTCCAGCGGGTTCTTGGCGAGGTCCCCGACCATCACGGCACTGTCCAGCACGGACTTGAGCAGGACGTAGCGCTTGAGCACCGTGGTGGGGGACGAGCTCAGCATCATGTCCTGCAGCGCGTCCGCCAGCATCCGTGGCGCGAGGTCGCGCAGGTCGAGGCCATCCAGGTACGGCCGCCAGCCGTTCAGGCTCTTGCGGTAGTCCGTGGCCGTCGACGGCTGTATCGAGTGGAGCGCCGCCTTGCGGTCGATGTAGTCCGCCACGTAGGCGACCACGGGTCCCGTGGCGGCGCTGCTGCCATTGAGCTCAATCTCCCAGTCGCGGGCCATGCGTATGGCCTCGGCCTTGTTCCTGGCATCGCGGAGCGACTTCGTGGTGTTGTGCCAGCCGTCCACGTCCTTGTAACGCGCGACGGCCCGCCAACCCTTCCCGCTCGCCCGGCGGCAGACGCTGACCGTGTACATGTTCCCTCCCCCTGACTAACACCACTGACAAAAAACCTGACACCGAGGGGAGAAAAACTTACATTGAGTATTGACGCGTAATCAATTACGACTAACATAAGTGGTAGGTTTTCCAAGCTAAACGGACTTGAAAACCTGCTGGTAGACGGCTTGGAGGGTGACCAAGGCTTCAGGGTTCACGTTGGCGTGCGGTAGACTGAAAATCCCCGTGCCGGGGGTTCAAGTCCCTCCCCAACCACCATGAAAGCCAAGGTCACGGGCGTAATGCCTGTGGCCTTTTTTGTTTGTCAGTGGCCCTGACACCCAATCCGACACCGAACGCCAGCTGTTCATTGACAGCTGCATAGGCCCCTGCTGGCGAGCACGTCAGCTGACGGCGCGGTCGGATCCATGCATTCCTCTTCTACCAAGAGCGCCGTCTTGTGGCCCAGCGGAGACGCTGGCGGGGGTCGCGGCAATGCCGCATGTCGCGCTCTCACCTTTACCTAAAACCACCAACAGACTCCGTTGACAGTGCGCAGGAGAGCGCGACATGGGGCACTGCCCCAAGCAACGGAAAAGGCCCCGCACGGGTGCATCGCGCGAGGCCAAGGACCTGAAGGGTGGTCAAGGACATGGTAACAGAGAACAAGTTGGCAACGCCACAGGCGGCGGCGGCTCTCCTCGCGTGCGAGCTGCTGTTCTTCCTCTGCTGGTTCGTGATGCAGGAAATGGGGCTGGTCTAGGTGGCGGAGGGCACACGCGAGCTCTGCACCTACAAGGGCATCGCGCTCATGCAGCGGCCGGACGGCACGTGCTACGCCATGGTGCCCATCGAGCCGTTCCGCTACGAGCCGGTCCACGGCCTGACGAGGCGGCACGAGATGGGGAGGTTCGACTCCCCCATCCAGGCGATGGACAGCCTGGTGGCGTTCGTGAAGGGCGGTTGCGTTGGCTAACCCGAGCAAGGACAAGGGCACGAGGTTCGAGACCGAGGTGGTCAAGTACCTGTGGGCGCATGGCCAGCCTGACGCTAGGCGGGCGGCGCTCGCGGGGAGCAGGGACCAAGGCGACCTGCACGGCATCGTGGGCAACCTTCCGGCCAAGTGGCCGGGCATCGTCGAGTGCAAGGCGTACAAGGAATGGCCGACGGCCCGCGCCGTCATGGCAGCGTTTCAGGCCCAGACCTTCGCCGAGCGGACCAACGCCGGCGCAGTGTTCGCGCTGCTCGTGGTGAAGCGGCCGCAGCACGCCGTGGGCGAGTCGGAGGTCTTCGTGACGCTGCACGACCTCGCCGCGATGCGCGGCAAGAGGCAGCTCGCGGAGGAGCAGGACGACGTGTGGGTGCGCGTCTCGCTGGAGGAGGCGTGCCAGCTCATGGGGTGGTCGGAGTGAGCCGGCGCTTCTTTGGCGGCACGCGACGTGCGCAGATGCTCGCGGAGGAGGCCCTGAGCCGTCCTAAGGCCCCGAGGGGCCTAGTGTGGGCACACATGCCAGACGAGGACATAGAGGGCCATCTGGCGGCTCTCAGGGCCGCAGAGGACGAAAGACGCAAGGAGTGCGAGCGCGTCAGGCAGCGCCTGCCGTGGCTCGACGGATAGGAGGACCAGTGGGAGAGCTGGTAATGGTCATCGGCCGCTCCGGCAGCGGCAAGTCGATGAGCCTCAGGAACTTCGAGCCCGGGGAGGTGGGCGTGTTCTCGTGCGCGGGGAAGCGCCTGCCGTTCCGGAAGCGCCTGAGCGTGGCGTACACGCACGACTACGCGAGCATCGAGGCCACGCTCATGGCCAACAACAAGCGCGCGTACGTCATCGATGACAGCACCTACACGATGCAGTTCGAGGCGTTCAAGTACGCCAAGGTCAAGGGCTACGACAAGTTCGTCGAGATGGCGGTCTCGTTCGAGCACCTGCTGGAGACGGCCAAGAACACCTCGCCCGACACGATCGTGTACCTGATGCACCACCCGCAGTTCGCGGACGACGGCTCCAGCAAGCCGCAGACGGTGGGCAAGATGCTCGACAACCAGCTGAACGTCGAGGGGCTGTTCGGCATCATCCTGGAGTGCGTGGTCAGGGACGGCCGGCACGTGTTCGTCACGGACAACGACGGCCAGAACATCGCCAAGTCGCCCGTGGAGCCGGAGACGGGCGAGCGCATGCTGCCGCCAATCATGGACAACGACCTGAAGGCCGTGGACACGGCCATCCGCGCGTGGTGGGGCATGGCCCCCATCGACGGCACGGACGCGCCGGCTGAGAACATCGAGATTCCTTTTGACTAGAGAGGGGCAACAGAGATGCCTTACGTGAACCTTTCCAACGTTACCGAGAGCGACGGCGCGAGGAGCTTCGACATCGAGCCGGGGGCCTACGTCCTGTTCGTGACGAGGGTGGAGCCGCACCCCGAGCGCGAGTACGCGCTGTTCGAGTGGGACGTGGCCGAGGGGCCTGACGCCATGCACTACGCCAACGCCAACTTCCCGCCCAAGGACGTGGTGAGCTGGAAGGAGCGGGCGCTCCCGATGCTCAAGCACAAGCTCCACGTCCTGGCGGACGCCAACCCGGGCTTCGACGCCGAGGGCGCGTTCTACCGCGACCAGTGGGAGCAGTTCTCGGGCAAGCAGTTCGGCGCCGTGGTGCGCAAGCGCCTGTACACCTACAACGGGCAGGACCGCGAGGCCGTCGAGGTCGGCCGCTGGATTGCGCCCGAGGACGTGAGGGCAGGCCAGTGGAAGCCGATG